GTCAAATATGAAATGGGAAAACACGTAAAATGTAAATTTACTACATGTATCTAAAACAAACCACTTTTTTTGATAGATAAAGTCTCCCTTGATATGTAGTGGCTCACTACATGCCACTACATGGGTGTTTTTTTATAAAAATGTCATGTAGTGATGCATTGCCTACATAAAAAGACATCCTCCTAATTCCCGAAACTTAAAATCCAGGAATGCCGTCGTCGTTATTTGGTGATGATTTTATGTATATAATATATAATATATTAGTGCATTTTTTTCAGTCAAAGTATTGTTATGTAAAATATAATAATTATAGAAATATTATCATATTTTTATATTTTTGTTTTCTTAAAGAGAAGCATATAATTTTTGGTATTCAGGGATATTATTCATTATCGTCAAATTGTAAGGCATACGCATCATCAACCCCTTCGGCATATTCATCATCTTCAGGTAATCCATCCATTGAATACACATCTTGATTAATTCTATCTTCAGTAATTTCTCTCTCTTGTTCTTCTAATATATCTATTTCTCTATTCGCAGCTGATGTCTGACCTAACAATTCTCTTTCATCCATGTGTTGTGCCATTATGTCGTGTTTCTCGCGAGATTCACGCTCTTCATCATACGTCTTTCCAACATATTGCGTTAATCCTTTTTGTAATCCTTTATTCCACCGTTCTAGGCGATGATTTTTGAATAAATTCTCGACTTCCCTCTGTTCCTTTGTCATATTACCCAGGGAAGATGTGATTTTCTGTCTTTCTGTATCTTTGGAACGATTAATTTTAAGTTTGATTTCTTGTGAATTATAGTTAATTTTATCTTTTGACTTACAAATCATTTTAACAAGACACACAATTAAATCGGCTATTTTCTCTCTAACTCTCTTTTGTTCACCTCTTGTAATATCAATATCAGGTAGTTCACCAGAAGCATCTTCTTCTAATTCTACAGATGTTGTTATAATATCTTTTGATTCTTTTGATTCTTTGGGTTTAATAATTAATTCATCAACAATTGCCAAATCATCCGTGAGAGTGATTAAATATTGGATCATGTATAAAAAGTAAAACTCAAATAATTGTGAAACAGTTCCATTGTTCATTATTGATGATACTTCGCTGCCATCTAACTTACTAATATCCGCAAACAGATATGTTAAGTCTGTAATTTTATAAAAGTCGTGTAATTCATATTGTGCTTTATTTAAATAAGGTATAATAGTCTTATCATCGTAAAATTTCTTTAATGGGGCATATATATCATGAATTATATTTTTAATATCTGAAGAATGAAATTGTGATAATTTCCAATGAGTAGGTATTTTAATTGAATCATAATCTACACAGTTTTCAATAATAGTTGGAAACAGATAAATAAAGTCGTGGATGGTATTTTTTGTAAATCGAATAGATCTATATAATGTTGCATCTTCATCATTAACCAAATAATTATTGTTTATATTTGTATAGTTCATAATATTTAAAATACAATCATTTAATTTCTCCTTTTCTCTCTTGGTAATATCAGCATACCTATTAAGAAAGCTAGAAATATTATCTCTATTCTCATTATTTTTAAGTGCTATATAATTTATTAGTTTTTTTGTATCGCTTGTGTCACTACTTACAATATCATATGTATCTAATGAATTCTTAAATAATGTCAAGAATTCTTCACCAATAGGATTTTGCGATTCTTGCATGTGATTGATTAAATCCCGTAATTGCTGTATATTCGAAATCTCTCTATCAACCATATCCAATGGAATAATATTCATACTATTTACGGTATTAATTAATTCATTGAATGCTTCAATTGAATATACCTTACCCTCTTTTTTAAGTTTATCAATATTTTCTTGCAACGAAGCAAATTTATCAAAATCTTCTGATTTATTTAAGCAAATTGACAATAATTTATCACTAATAGGAATATCATTGGAAAAATTACAATATTCTATAAAAGCTCGATAAATAGTGTCTTCAGAAAAATCATTAGATAATGGTGGAAATATCATCTTCGTATTTGTTGGATCCCGTAATATTGTGGCTTCACTCATATTTACCATATCAAACACAAGATTATATAAATAGGAAACCCTGTCATTGTATGTTATAATATCAACATCTTTATTAATAAAATAATCAATTGTTTTATAATCACCCGTATTGCAACAAGCATTTTGTAAAAAAGGAATATTACTATTGTTTGTGAGAAGTAATTTTTCCTTTTCAACGACTGACTGTATAGATTGAATAATTGCCATTGAGAAATAAATAATCTTACTTTGGATTACTCTTAATTGCTCAAATTGTGCTTTCGAACCTGTCTTAATATGGTCCAATAAAGAGTTTCTGAATTCAGTAGATAAGTTGGAAGGAGTTTTATTAACAATATTTTGCAATGGAGGTAAAAAATTGATCCAGCCTTTAATATCTAATTCAATTGGAATAAAATCGTCTTCATTCAGGAGTAAATAATTTCGTTTCTGTTCAATAAGTGTAATTATTTCAGTTTCATTTAATATAAAAAAGTCAATCGTTTTTTTAATAGATATTGCGATTTTGTCTTGTTTTTTTGGAAGAGTTTTCCATGGTTGGACTGCACTTTTAATACCTGCAGCAACACAAGCAAGGTACTCAATATTGGATAAGTCTTCTTCACCTGTTAATGGATAACCTTGAAATGATTTTTTACAACCAGGAAATGTTTTCTTAGATTGTATAGATGGAATGGAAGTTTGAACAAATACACATATATAAGATAATGTGAATGTAATTAAAGATGTATAAAACACATCTTCGTATGATTTTTGCTTCTTTTTTCCTTCTTTAACCATTCTTGCAGATTTTTCTTCATGAATCTCTCGTGAATCTACTGTTTTATCAAGAGCAAGTAATGTATGTTTAATAATATTAGGCCTTACATTATCAATAGAAATACCCATATAACTACTAATAGTGGTGATAATATTGTTTATCATTTTACCCTTTGGATTTGATAATAATTCAAGAATTTCTTTCCTTGGATCAACGTCTGATGACTGTAAAAGTGCAGCACCAGCGTCCATCTCCAATATTTCTCTAGATTGTAATTTGAATCCAGATGATTTATCATATTCAGCATCTGTATTTAAAGCAATCTTTTCAATATTCCACCCACTATATTTATCTACAACTTGGTCGTCAATATCAACACCTTGTTGGGATTTTATTTCATTAATAGTTTCAATATAATCTCCTCTTAAGACAAATACTGATGCTAATTTGAGTACAAATGTAGGCATTAATCTAGTATTTGTATCAATACAATACAACCAATATGGTCCTGATCCTTCTGGGTTGAGATCACTATCTTGTCCAGGCAAATATTGCCTAGTACATTTATTAGCAAATTTGACAATATCATTTTGTTTTTTGATAATATCGCTTTGTCCGCGAATAGCATCAAGTGCCTTTGTATATGGTGATACAATAGCATCATCTTTTTCATTGACATTAAAACTCATAATGGAATGTTTTAGTTCATATTTATATAATACGAAGCGGTTGATTGTTTTAAGTTTTGATATTCTTTCGCTTTCAGCTTTAAATTTAGCGTTTATTTTTTTCTTATAATTTTTAAGCGATTCTTGATATTCAGAATCAAATTCATCGTACATATTTTTAACCAAATCCTTTTTTAACAATTCAGTTCCAAGAGATTTATCTGCGCATGTATTATCAATTTTAATACATTTTTCTTGAATGTTACAAAACAATTTATTTGTTCCAAAGAAAGAATTAATAGGAATAGATTCATCACGGATCCATTGTTCGTTTTCACGTTTATAATAGTAATATTGAACATTATCAATATTGTCAATTTCTAATACAGCATATTGTCCATCACGAACTTGTCTTTTACCATCAAGCATAGCAGTAGCTTCATATCTGGCTTCAGGTTTTTTTAGTCCTATATTTTTTACCAATTGATCGATTAAAAAAGTTTTAAAACCGACTGGATCCATTTCAGATTGTTCTGTATCATATTCTTTAATAATATCATATACAGTCGAGTCGTATTTTTTGTCAAAATAAACAGGAATACTATTATCGGCATTTAAATCACCCAAGTCGATATATCGTTTAGTCAATACATATTCTTTACAGTCATTACCGGCCTTTTCCTTTTCAATATTTATATCATATTCATCTTGTTTTTGTTTTAATAAATCTTCAAAATCAAATGGGGTAAGTAAATCATTATTTAATATAGAAATAGAAGTGTTATAAAGCGATGTATAATCCACCTTCATCATTTTATGTATCATTTCACTAGTAGAGAGAACTGATGTATCAGCAAGATTACCTTTATAGTTATAAGCATTATTGATATTAAATCCATAAATTTCAAGAATGGTGTCACCCAAATCGTGTCTACCTTTTAATAATTTATATAACATGGATTCATATACAATATTATTGTTTGTTTTTTGAACTAGACTTGAAAATAGTTCTTTTTTCTCGGCAAAAGAAATTCTGTATTCACGAATTCGTGTTTCAATAAATTCAATAATTTCTTCATATTGTTTAAATGATATATCATCTAAATATATTAAAAACGGTTGTAAATAATTAATAACTGATACAAATGTTAGTTTACCGTCAATATATTTTTTAATTAGATTAAATAATACTCGGGTTTTGGGAGTAATAATATCGAGATATTTCTTATATTTATCAGGATCATTATTATCATCTGATAAAATAAATTGAGTTGAATGTTTTAAATAGTTATGCTCATCAAAATTAATGGAGGTGTTAAGATTATCAATAAATGTAGTAATAACATTTGTATTTTCTCTGAGAAGTTGCCAGTAATTCAAATATTTTAAATTATAATTGGATTTATCGTATATTGATGTGTTTGGTAGATTAATATTGGAAAACATCATAGTCGCTTTAGGTAATGTCATGAATGAATTAACTGTCATTAAATCATTATCAGTCATAGGAACTGTTTTGGAAATCATAGCAGAAGATGTTATTTTACAAGCATGAAGTTTGTTGAGTCCAAGATCGTATTTAGAAATTAAAAATCTCTTACGGTTAATTGAGTCCTTTTTAGCAACAGATGAATAGAAATTACCTAAATTATCAACAACCGCATCAATATTTTGCATAACGGATTGACTAGTTAGGTTGTCAGTATTATAATCAGGTTGGAATGGTGTAAGATATGGTTGTAATTTTTTCATATATGTTGAAAAATTGTTTTCATTCGTGTTGTAAAGGTCTCTAATATTATATTCTTCTATTCTTGAGTTTGCAAGTGTTAATGAAACAATATCGGGAATTTGTGTATCTTCATCAATGTCTAAATCATACATCTTTTTAATGTTTTGAACAACAGGTAAGATCCATTTTAATTTAAAGTTGAGATTTTGCAAATGGTTCACAAGAGGCTTATAGTTTGCTCCTTTAAGTTGAGGCATATTGGCATTGCCATTGGAATCGAATTTAGAGAATTTCTCTCTTAATTGTTTAAATCGTTCAATTTCAGTATGAATATTGTTTTTAACTTGTCTAGTTCTTTCAGCATTTGGGATAGATGATAATAATTCATCTAATAATTCATTTACTTGTGTATCAATACCAAATCTTTTTCTCTCTTCAGGTACTTCTACTACTTGAGTAATACTTTCAAGTTCGGAACCAAATTCAATTTGATCAGCGTCTAATAAAATATCTTTTAATTGATTTTTAATATCTTCAACTGGTATTTGAATAGTTATAGATTCATCAATAATACCATCCATACCATCTGGTACAGATTCTCTATCTTTATCAATATCAATATCAACATCACTTTCATTTAGTGAATCCATTTTAGGTTCAGGTGGAGGTCGAATGATAATTTTTTCAATAGGAATATCCTCAGGAATTCCTTTATATCCAAAATCAATATAAATTAATTCACCAGAATCATTAATTTTAATTTCTATCATATCTTCTTCTAAATTTGTAATTTCACCTGTTATAGTTAATGGTAAATCGCCGTTAAAATGAACATCAATAAATGTACCAGGTAAAAGATTTTGTTGTTTTGCGTAACTGTTACTTTCAGGGCGATTTAATATATAAATTGCTTTAATACTTTCGTCTGATAAATCACCATCTTCTGTTATATTTAAAATGGTTGGCTTATCTTCATCGGGTTCTTTGAGTTTAATTTTTTTAGTATCAATATATTCGATCAAAAATATATGTTCATTTAATTCTTCATTAGTTGGTGATTGAATCTGAATAATATCTCCTAATTGTAAATAAATAGTATTTGATGATTCCATTACTTTATAATTACAGTAGAAATTATTATGATTTACGAAAAAAAATGATTTATAAAATGAATTAAAGAAATTGTATTAATAATAAGTAAGATGTCGTATAGTTTAAATACAGTGCCAAAGATTAATGATTTGCTATATACTAGTGATAGTAATAGTAATAGTAGAAAGGTTGTAGCAAATTCACTAAATTTGAAATATAATCTATGGAAGCATACAACAGGGGATAATTTTCATATTTTAAAGTATAAAAAGGAGTGGTTAAGCGTTGATAGTGTAGAAACTCTGGGACTATTAAGATCATTGATTTATAAGGATGATGGAACAGTAGTATCTTTTGCTCCTCCAAAGTCACTACCTGCAGATAAAATTTCGTTTGATAATGAAGAGCAATATGTAGCGGAGACTTTTGTAGAAGGAACTATGATTAATATGTTTTATGATAAAACAGCAAACACTTGGGAAATTGCTACGAGAAGCAGTGTAGGTGGAGAGATGTGCTTCTATATGGAGGACGGATTTAAAAAGGAGAATACATTTAGATCAATGTTTAATGAGGTATGTGAATATATTGAGTTTGACTATAATAATTATGTAGGTGATAATAAAAATTTTGTTTATAGTTTTGTAATGCAACATCCAAAGAATAGAATTGTAAAGGTTATTAGCGAAATGAAACTATATCTAGTTGATGTATTTGAAATTGTTGATAAAACAGTGAATATCGTTGATTTTAGAAAATTAGAATTAAATATGTGTGCTAAAATTAAATACCCTCGACAAGAAATTATCACAGATGCGAATTCACTAGAACAATGTAAGGAATCTTGTGCTTCTATGAATACACCGTATCATATTCAGGGTATAGTGATCAAGTCAAATAGTGGTCAAAGATATAAATTTAGAAATCCTAATTATGAGCATGTGCGCCAATTAAGAGGCAATCAACCTAAACTTCAGTATCAATATATGGCACTCAGACAATCTGGTCAAGTAAAGGAATATTTACAATATTATAAGGAACATAATAAACCATTTGAGGAATTTCGTAAATTAATGCATGATTATACAAACCAGTTATTTGATAATTATAGAAGGTGTTATGTAAAGAAGGAACGCGAATTAAAAACATTTCCAGATAAATATAAAACACACATGTACGCACTTCATCACGAACTATATTTGAAGCAATTAAGACCAGAGCAGAAATACGTAAATAAGGAGGTAGTTGTTAATTATATTAACAGTCTACATCCGGCAAAGCAAATGTTCGTAATGAATTATGATATGAGAAAGGCTCATATTGATACAACGCGTCAAGACGAACCAGTAGAAGAAATTAGTTCAATTGAACAGACAGAATAATAATAGAAAAAAATAGAAGAAAAAAATAGATAATAAAAAATTAATAATATTAATAATTTTTTATTTTACACATTTTACCTAACTATTCATAACTATTCATAACTAATAATTATTTTCCACTATTTTTATTGTTTGAAATTGTCTTGAAATGTAGTAAATACACTAATAACATTTTGGGCGGCGGTGGAAAGATATTGTGAGACGGTAGTTTTATCACTACTTACACTTTCAAAAGCCATACGAATAACACTATTAGGAATATGTGGATGAGGAACCTTGAATCCAACAAAGGAAACAGTCTTATCTTTTACAAAATAATTTTCGTAAAGGAAATAAGCAAGAGGATTTCCTAGAGTATAGTCTTCATTTTTAAGCGTAATTACATATTCATTATTAATAGTAGTGTCTTCATTTTCTTTAATATCAATATCACCACTTTCAAGCAATTCAATAAATGTTTTACATTTATGAATCATAATATCACATGCCTTGTAAAGAATTGTGAAATTGGTAAATACACCAATGCTTTCAATTGTAAAATCAAAACTATTTGGTATACTAATGCGCTTAGCATCTAATAAGAGCCAATTACGATATTCAAAATCAATTGCTTCTTCCTCCATACCCTCTTTTTTTAATAGAATTTTGCGATCGTTCCAAACATCATTGGCTTTAACAGAATCTGGTGTATTACCGTAAGCACACGTAGAGACAATATTATACATACCATCTTGTTTAGCAGTACCAATATCTAATTTAGCAATAAATTGTAATTGTTCACCATTAATAGATTCAGATAGTTTAGGTCTAAGACGAGTGATAGGAATAAAATCACCAGTATAAGGATCTGGTTGGAAAATATCTTTAGTAGCAGCATCAGAAAGATATTGATCAGTAGCAATATTTTTAATTTTTAGGTCACCAGTAGTACATAATATAATAGTATCTGAATTATTTTTCTTATCGCATTCGACTACATATTCTTCATACGGAAAATCAGTATCTGTAATATGAATAGGAATACAGCCGATACGTTGTTTAATAATTTCATTATTTAGTCGGGTAGTATTTGTAATAATATCAACCTTACTTTCATTGTGAGGGAATGTACGAAACACTAATGTGGGGACGTCAGAAAGAATAATTCGCCTAAGTGAATTTGCTAAACTGTAATGTGTGTCAGCTATAGTAAAGTGGAGGGTATTATTCTCTTCAGAAGTAATTGCGATTTTAGGATTCATCATTGCCATAATTATTTATATAGTATTAGGAATAAATTTTTAATATCAATTTTAAATTAAATTAAATTAATTGAGTTAAAAGAATTGTAAAATAATTAATCATTAATATAATGAGTAGCGTTTTATATTATAGCAATTATTGTGATAAATGCAAAAATATACTACGAATTATGGGGAAAAGTAGTGAAAAGAACGATATGCATTTTATTTGTATAGATAAAAGATTTAGAAATAATGACAACGGTGCATTTTATGTAATATTAGAAAATCAACAGAAATTAATATTACCACCACAAATACAAAAGGTTCCAGCATTGATGTTATTAAAAGAAGGAAATAAGGTAATATTTGGAAATGAAATAGTTGATAGAATAAAACCAAAAGAGGAATATAGTCAAGCCAAAGCAACAAGATTTAATGGAGAGCCATCTGCCTTTGCTTTAGGCAATGATAATATTGGTGGATATGGTGTAGCAAGTGATTCATTTAGTTATTGGGATCAGGGGAGTGATGAACTTTTAGCACAAGGAGATGGTGGAACTAGACAAATGTATAACTATGCAGGAGTTGATCATAATTCATCAATGGAAACACCTCCGGATACATGGGTTCCGGATAAAGTAGGTGAAAACGCATACGAACAAATGGAAACGCAAAGAAACCAAGATTTGCAAATACAACAAACAGGTAAAGGTCCACAAATATAATAATTAGGATAATATATTTAAAAATATAAAACTATATTAATCTACAAATGGATAAGTCAACTATATTGAAAGCATTCAATTCTCAATTTGAAGAGTTTTTAGAAGATGTCGAAGTATTATTTCCTGAGAGTAAAGATATTCGGACAACAAAGACAGGATTAATGATGATGCGAAAAGCAAATCCTAAAAAGATGGTGTCTGTATGGTATAGATATATCTGTACAAAGTATGAAGACGAGATTGAAAAAGAAAATTTGGAATATTTTTTGACAAAAGACTATAGTACTGATTTAAAAATGGAGGATGGTGCTGCTAATAAAGTAATGGATGCTATTGATAAATTGAGAGAACCATTGAGAGAATTAAATCCCGAAAATACAAAAAAATGTGTTCAATATTTAAAAAATTTGAATGCATTATCAAAAATATATAGTACTTAATTTGATTTAAACAATAACCAATAGATTATGATATAAATGTCTAAACCAAATGACGAGGAAAATGAGAATAGCAAGGAAAGTATCGAACAAATCCCCGAAGAATTTACAAAGGTGATATATGATCTAACAAATGACATATTATTCACATTTCCAGAATATAAAGACAACATGAATGTAGATTTATTCAATATTAAAGAAACAAGAGATGAGGATAGTGTTAGAAATGTATATGAACATATTAAAAAGGTATTACCGGAGAGATTTTTTGATATTCTTTATAAAAACGAGGATATGTTTACAAATGATGATATAAATACTGAATTTTTACCAGGAATTCATTTTAAAGAATTGTGGGCGAATGATATTTCAGAGAAAACAAAGGAAACTATTTGGAAATATTTACAATTGATTCTATTTACAGTAATTGGTAAATTAAATGACCAAGACTCATTTGGAGATACTGCTAAGTTATTTGATAATATTAATGAGGATGAATTAAAGAATAAATTAGAAGAGACTTTGAATAATTTTCAAAATATGATGGGTAGTGATGATCCTATTATTGATGTATCTGGAATAGATATGGATCAACTACCTAAACCAGAACAAATTCAAGATCATATTAATGGCTTATTAGACGGTAAATTGGGTAAGTTGGCTCGAGAAATTGCTGAGGAGACAGCAGGTGAATTAAATTTAGACGCAGAAAATGCGACATCTATGAATGATGTCTTTAAAAATTTATTCAAGAATCCTGGAAAATTAATGAACTTGGTTCAAAATGTAGGCGGAAAATTAGATTCCAAGATCAAGTCAGGTGATATTAAAGAAAGTGAACTTATGCAAGAGGCAAGTGAACTATTAGCTAAGATGAAAGATATGCCTGGTATGGGTGATATTCAGGAGATGATGAAAAAAATGGGTGGAAAAGGAGGAAAAGGAGGAAAAGGAGGAAAAGGAGGTATGGGTGATATTCAGTCGATGTTGGCGAAAATGGGTATGAATCTCGGTAATATGGGTGCTGGTATGGGTGATATGCAAAGTGCCTTAAACCAAAATATGAAAGTAGCACAGATGAAAGAACGGATGGCGCAAAAAAAGGCACAACAGCAACAACAGCAACAAAAGGAACAATTGCGACTACAAAACTTACCAGATACTAAACCATTAACCTCTGAAGAATTAGAACAATTGGTTTATTCAATTGAAGGAGAGAAACCAGAAAAAACAATGAGAAATCCAAATACTAAACCAAAAAAAAAGAAAGGGAAAGGAAAGAAAAAATAAATAATTAAGAATATATATATATAAATGACATTAGATAATACTAATATTTGGTTTACTGACCCGTCTGTTTTATTAAATAAAAATCAAATGTATCAATTATGGCCTACAGAAAATATGTCTAGAAATGAGAAAATAAATGCCATAACAAGATTAGTTGTTATATTATCTATTTTAGGATATTTATTAACAAATACAATTAATTTCTTTTTAACAGGCTTTGTTACTTTAGGTGTAATTGTAATTTTATATTATGCAAAAGAATCACAAGCATCAAAGCCTTCAAAAATATCAAAAATGTCAGATGATACAAAAGAAGGATTTACAAATCCAGATGTATATAACGCATTAAAATCTGAATTTACCAATCCTACCCAACAAAATCCATTGATGAATGTATTATTACCTGAAATAAAAGCTAATCCAAATAGAAAAAGAGCAGCACCTGCTTATAATAGAGCAGTAGAAAAAAGTATAAATGAAAAAACAGCAGACTTTATTGTATCCAATTTTGACGATGATCCAAAAATAAAGAAACGGTTATTTTCTAATTTAGGAGATAGTTTTGAATTTGAGGAATTTGGACAATATAGTTTCTATGCCACAGCAAATACAAAAGTTCCAAATGATCAAGGAGCATTTGCTGAATTTTTATATGGTGGTATGACATCAGCCAAGGAAGGAAATGATTTTGATTTAGCTAAAAATCTTCCTAGAATCGGTGCTGTTGCAGGACAGAATTAAATATATCTTTAATAAAATATTATCAAATATATATATAAATGGCTGCTTATACAAAAGATTTTACATTTGATCATTTAACTAGAATTGGTGATGATAGTTGTGGGTTAAGTCAACGAAATATTCAAAACACATCTCAAGGCAATTATTTATTGACCAATTTCTTTTCCGAAGATTGTGGCATGAAGAGACCTATTGAATTTGCTACAAGCCAACCTAATATTAATTTTAGCGGAAGTCATCAAGTAGGTATGGGTGGATGCAATATTGACACTAATTCTGATTTATTAATTGGAACTATCAATACTCACCCCAAATGCCGTATCAGTTTATATGAGAGACCTTTTAAAACTGTTCCTTTCTTAGGAAGAGGATCTTCTAATCCTGTATTAGAATCTCATATTCAACAAGGAGATATGATTCAAAATAAAAAGAGTATTAACACTACAACCGAGCAATCTTATATGCCTTATTTAAATTATCCTCTAATCCCCTCTATTGAGAACTCTATTACAAACCCTACTAATTTAGTAGAAGGTGTTGCTGCTGAAGGATGGATTCGTGGAGGAGTTCCTTCCCGTGAACTACAAAAAGATAAGGATTATAAAAGTGGACACTCAACATATCAATATTAAATAGTTTTAAAATAGCTTAAAATAGCTTAAAAATAACAAATTAAATAATGTAAATGTGTAGTTTAGAATTAAATCATATATTTACTTACAAATTAATTACTGAAGATGGAGACGACGAAAAGGGGTTGAGAGAAATATTGTATAAAATACAATTATTACAATTATTTAATTTAAATGAATTTGATGAAAATGTGGTGAATGAAAATATGAACACCTTATATGAACAGATAAAAGATGAATCATTTATAACAGAATTATTACAAGAAAATCCTTGCAAACATAGCTTCTTTAATCGTGAATTACTATTTAGAACATTTTTTTCATATGATTATTTAGACTTATTCCATAAATGTTTATATAACCATTTTAATAATTTACCAATGGAAGGCAGTATAAATAAATTAAAGGATGAATTTACATCAAAATAATATTCGTATATATTATTATGGCTTCAACAAGTAATAAAAATACTGCAAGTGATTACTGCTTACAACAACGTAGTTATAGAGATTCTTTAAAATATACTGAATACGAATACTCACAATCAGGAAGAGCTTATGTAAATGCTATTCCTTGTGTAGGAATTACACCGAGCCACATGCCTAGAGAGGCATTTTCTAATAATTCTGTTGAAATAGAATCCGCATTATTTGGAATAAACTCTAGTAATTTAGTAAACCCACAAGCTCCTGTAAAACCCAGTCTCAAACAATTACCTGAAAGATCATTTTTCAATAGAATGCCCATGTATATGCCCGAACCAATGGTAATAGAGAAAAATCAAAGACCATTTCCAATACCTAATTAATTTAGAATAACTTAACTTTAGATTTAGAACAATATTTCTATTGTTATTAATCCACTACAATTTTATACTTGTGATTCTTATACTGCTATAGCAATTATTATTATTATTATAATTGCTATATTTTGAATATATTTTGTAATTATATATTATATAATGTCGTATCCTAATTATGCAAAATATAACCAATATAAAAATTGTTGCAAACCTATCGGTTTACAAGGTGTACCAGGTGAAGAAGGACCGGCTGGACCACAAGGTATTCAAGGTATTCAAGGTATAACTGGACCACAAGGTATTCAAGGTATTCAAGGTATAACTGGAGCAACTGGAGCAACTGGACCACAAGGTATTCAAGGTATAACTGGAGCAACTGGACCACAAGGTATTCAAGGTATTCAAGGTATAACTGGAGCAACTGGAGCAACTGGAGCAACTGGACCACAAGGTATTCAAGGTATAACTGGAGCAACTGGAGCACAAGGTACTCAAGGTATAACTGGAGCAACTGGAG